AAAACAATTAGAAAAGTATTTGAAAGATTGGGAATTGATTGGCTATTAGCTGAATTTGATTATGATGGTGCGGAAGTCAAAGTTGCAGGTATGGTTGGCAATGATCCACAAATGATTGAAGACCTTAATGAAGATCTCGATATGCATTCTCATTGGGCAATTAAATTATTTGGATTGAAAGGTTATTCTTATACTCAAGTAAAGGATCTATTCGGAGATAATCAAAGATTTCTTGCAAAAAATAACTTTACCTTTGCTAACATCTTTGGAGCAGGATTTCAATCAATTGCAGAGGAGATGCGTAAATCAGATTTCTATAAAGAATTCGTTCAAAACATATATAATCAACGTGCAACCAAACAAGAAACATTTGAATCATACTATTATAATTTTTCATTGAATCACATTAAAGATTGTCAAAATCAATTCTATGAAAGATACAGAGTTTATAAAGCATGGCAGGATTCGTTGGTTGACAACTACTATAAAAAAGGGTATGTAGAGAACCCTTTTGGATTCCGTAGACGTTATCCATTAACTCGTAATGAGATAATTAATTATCCAATCCAATCAACTTCATTCTTACTCTTACTCGATTCCTTAATTAAGATCGAAGATGAATTGGAGAAAGGAGGATGGCAAACACATTTAATCAATCAAATTCATGACTCTGGTAAAGCTAATTGTTATAAATATGAAGCAATGGACTTCATCGATATGGTAGATCAAAAGATGACAGAAAAACCGGAACTCAATTGGACAACCAAAGTCAAAATGAAAACTGATTGGGAGTTTGGCAAAAACTGGCTTGATATGAAACGAGTCAAATTACATTAATCAATCAAACTAAATGAAAGGAGTCAATTATGTTAAATCTCACTAATTATCAAAAGGCAGGATATGGAGCAGTATTTGTTGAAACATTGGAAATCAAAAGGGCAATGAAGTCAATTCAGATTGACAAACCCTTTCGATTTAAAATGTGGAGTCCTATTCGTGGACTAATTAATGATTACTATCGGTTTACCGATGATATGGAAATGAATGCACTCGACATTCTCTATTATTGCGTTGGTAGACAACCTGATGGATCATTTGGTGCTGCTCCGCAAAACACAGCATTCATTCTGGAAAATTTCGATGAATTCATTGAACAATTCGATGTAATCCAGACCATCCTTGACATTTACGATCTGCTCAAATCCAATCATGTTATGATTATCATGGTAGGATCTAACTCTGGAGCAATCCCTTCCAAAGTCAAGGAATTCATTCCTGTAATTGAATTCGGACTACCTGATGATGAAGATATTAAATCAATTGCCAAGTCTATTGCAAATACTTCAATTGAATCTTTGGGAGATGAATATAAAGATAAGTTTGAAGTTACTGATGCAATCATTCAAGCCTGTAAAGGTATGACTTGGGAAGAAATTGAAAATGCTCTTGCTAAATGTGCTGTTGAATTAAGAGCATTTAATTTCAGGCATATTATGGATCGCAAAAAACAAGTGATTGCTCAAACTGGCTTTATGCAATTCATTGAACCTGAACCTTTGGAAGCATTAGGTGGAATGAAACACTTCAAAAACTATTGGGGGCTTAGAACAGAACCTTTCCTCAATCCTGAATCAATTAAACCCAAAGTTAAAGCAGTTCTATGTGCAGGATTCCCAGGAACCGGAAAGACATTGGGAGCAAAGGTATTGGGATCTATTCTCGATTGGCCTATCATTCTATTTGATATTGGTGCTGTCAAAGAGGGTATCGTAGGTGAAACAGAAAAGAAAATGCGTAGAGGTACAATGACAATTGATTCAATTGGACGTGCCGTTGTACTTATGGATGAAATTGAAAAGTTCTTTGGCAATCAATCAGCAGATGGTGGTGTATCTGTATCCAGTTCTGGAGTTGATGAAGGTATGTTAGGACATATGCTCACTTGGATGCAGGAACGCAAATCTGAAGGTATCTTATTTGGAACGGCAAACAATCTCGATGTATTGCCTCCTGAATTTAAACGTGCAGGTGGACGTTGGGATACCATCTTCTTTGTCAATCTGCCCAATCAATTAGAAGTCAAAGATATAATCAATATTCATAATAAAAAGTATCAATCGAAACTCCCGACTGATAAAAAATTCTGTCAAACCTTATATGAACAAGGATGGTCTGGAGCAGAAATTGAACAATTGGCAAAAGACGTTCACTATGAACCAATTGAAGATGCAATGAAAAACATTCCTATTCTTTCTCAATTCGATCAAAAGAAGTTTGATCTTACAAGAAAAATGGCTCAACAGTTTAGATGGGCCAATGAGAAAGATGATACGCAAAAGGCAATGATTAAACCCCGAAAACTGAAACTCAATTAAAAAAAAGGAGATATTATGAGTCATACAGAAAAAATTGATTTGGAAGTAACCGACCTCAAGACATTAGCAAATACAGCTAAACGAATGGGTGGTCAATTGATTATGAATCAAAAAACCTATCAATGGTATGGTAGATTCATGAATGATTACCCTCTGCCGGAAGGTGTATCGGTTAGTGATCTTGGCAAATGCAATCACGCAATTAAATTCCCAGGAATCAATTACGAAGTAGGAGTAGTTGAATCAAAAGAACACAAAGGATCTTATGATCTAATGTGGGATTTTTGGGATCGTCAATTGAAAGAAAAAATGGGAGGAGAAAAAGCAATTGCCTTTAGGCAGCACTATACAATGGAAAAGACCAAACAAGCTGCAAAATACAAAGGTAAACTGTGTAGAGAATCAGTAATCAAAACTGATTTAGGCGAAAGACGTAGAATGATAATTAACCTTTAGTTAAATAAAAGGAGTCAATTATGCCAAAACAAATTATAGTAGAAGTCGATGAAAAGGGTGATATTCATTTTGAAACCGATGGATTTACCGGAGAAGAATGTATCACAGATGATGTTGTCAATTACGTTAAAGCTCAATTAGGCAAAGGTCGTGGGCCTGATTTTAAACCGATCTTCTATAAGAAAAATCAAAAGAGAATCATTCATAAGAACTTGTGTGGATAATGGATTACTATACCGTAATCATATTGATACCATCATCAGGCAATCGCATTATAATTGATAATGCTCAAGTCACAGTTGAAATGAAAACTGATATAAAACGATCTGAAACTTTAAGTGGTCATCAGATACAAATGCCTGGATCTAATTGGTTAGAGATGGAAATTAAAATACTTAATCCAGAACCAAGTATTTATTCTACGGTGAAAGATCAATTATTCAATGAGATGGTATATATCCATTTCAAAGATACTCACCCTAACTTAATTAAATCCTCAATAACAGATATAGCAATGATACATGACAATGTAACACTATCATTCAAAGGCAATACTACTAACAAAACTTATCATGACTTTATTACAGAGGTTACAGATCAATTGAATGCATATCAGTTTCATTTTCAATCAGACACTAACGACCATAGTGTAGAACCAATGGTATCTACAACGCAACCAAAACCCAAACCTAAAAAGAAAGTGACTAAAGTAATTAAACGCAAATTGACATTTGATTAAAAGAAAGGAGTAAACAATGGCTAAAATCGCAAAAAACAAAAGCAATGAAATTAATATATTTGAACTTGGAACCTTACTTCAATTTGAAACTCATACATGGCAAGCTCGAAGGAGCATTCCCAAAGCAATCAGGGAACGCATGACCAAAGAAACCGATTGGGTATCCGGCTATAAACGATTGATCAAAAAAGAACGATTACAATCAATCAATTCAGTCATTACCTCAGTTCGGAATTATATTTGGGATGAAATCTCTTTGCCATTCCCAATCAAATCTGTCCATTTCGTAAACAATGACATTACAGAAATGGTAGATATGAAATTGAGAGCATTTCAAAAGATGCTCAAAAAAGAAGTCAATATTTTTGCCAAAGATTATGACAAATGGATTAAGGAATCGGAAAAAGCCTTAAAGAAAGATGGATTATTCGATAAGGAGGCATATCCGATGAATGTCAGAGCAAGATATTGGATTGAATGGAGATGGTTCGATATGACAATTCCGGCAGGTGTAACCGATGAAATGTACAAAGTTGAATCTGATCGCATTCAAGCAATGATGGATGAAACACGTCACAATTGCGTTATTGCAATGAGAGAAGGTTTTGGAGAACTCGTAGCTCATTTAACCGATACTCTCAATGGCAAGCTCGATGGTGAGAAACGTAGAGTTAGACCGGAAGCATTAGAAAAGATCGACAAATTCTTTGAAACCTTTCAATACAAAAATGTTTTCAATGATGCTCAATTGCAGAATTTGGTTACTCAAGCCAAAGACCTACTTACTGATGTTACTCCTAAAGATCTCCGCAATGATCAATCATTGACCAAACTCATTCACAATGGATTGAATGACATTACAGAAGAACTCGTTGATTCAACAGAAACCTATAAACGTAAATTAACCTTTTAGGAGTAGTTATGGCATTTGATCCTGAATTTTCAGTTGATCGGTATAATCTGGAAGTTGAAGCTCAACGTCAAGCAGATCTGATGCGTAAATGGACTAAACGACAAGCAAGATTTAAATCTCTATTAAAACAATCTCAGAAAAACCTTGATATTCTGGAAGGTGAATTAGCTGAAGAATATAGACGTAACAAAAAAGAATACGGCATCCAGAAAGATACCGATACAGTAATATTCAAATTGATTAAAGGCGATCCTAAATATGAAAAACAGTTCAATGAAGTACTTAAATATCAACGATTGTATGAAGATTCTAAATCAGCAGTAGATTCAATCGTTGAGAAAGGATGGATGATTAAAGAATTAGTTAAGTTATGGTTGAATAATTACTATTCAACTCCAATTGTTAAAGAGTACGAAACTAAACCAAAACGTATTAGATTAAAGGAGGATTAATTATGTCATTGCAAGATCGATTGAAAAACAGAAAAAAATTAACGAGTGGTGGAACCTCTGGTGGAAGCAAATTACGTGACAAGTTTGTTAAACGTGATACTTCTACATTGGAAAAAACTTATGATGATCGTGATAAACAAACAAAAGCTGGAGGTATGGGCAAGCCAATCTGGAACCTTGAATTGATGAATCAATTCGGGCTTGAAGAATGGCAACCACATCAAACAGTTGGTGATCACTTCTTTGACATTATGCCTGTTTCATTCGTTCCTCACATTCCCTATCATTGGGAAACCTGTGTTCATTTTGCAGTAGGATTTGCAAAGGATGCATTTATTTGTCCTCAATTAGCCAATCGAAGACCATGCTATCGATGTGAAGTACAGGCAAAACTCTATCGCAGAAAAGATGAATTCCTCAATGAAAAAGGATGGTCTGAAGACAAATTCAAAAATGCTGCAAAGATCTATTATCCTCAAGATCGCATTCTTTACCTAATATGGAAACGTACTGAAGAACTATTAGGTGATGAACCTGCCGATTACACATTGCGATTATGGAATGCTCCAAAACAAGCTGTCCATCAAGAGATCCAAAACAAAGTCAGAGATAAAATCAATCGAACAACGTTAGACATTTCTGATGTAAGTGAAGGTGGTGAAGGTCGGACAATTGCAATGGAAGTAACCAAACGCAAAACTGCAAAGGGAACTTTCCCAGGATATAGTGCATTTGATTTACATGAACGTGAAAAACCTATTCCCAATGAAATCCTTGAACAATTGGAAACAATCATTACTGAAGCTCAAGAACAGGGTTTTCAGAACGCAATTGAAATGTTTCTACATTATGCTGATTATGATGAAATCAAAGAATCAATGCAGACTGAGGAATTTGATGAAGATGATGTTGAATCAATCGATCAACAGGTAAGTTCTGGATCTTCATTACGACAACGATTAAAGAAAAAAGAAGAACAATTAGAAACTGGAGTTGATCAAGAAACTTCGGGTTTTAATTCACATCAACTGTCTGTTGATGAAGTCCTTCAGGAAATTGAAACTGAATGTCTTAAACTCAAAGAGCAATTGCAATCGATGGGATCTTTCCAATTCAAAGCATGGTGCAACAAAAATGATTATAAAGCTGCATTGGCATTTGACAATCAGGAAGAAGCAGCAGAAGCAATTGCTGAAGATATGTATGAAAAACTAATTGAAGAAGCAGACATTAATATTTAAGGAGTAATCATGCCAAGACAAAAGTTACAAAAAAAATCCAGTTTACGTGATCGATTGAAAACGTGCGAACTGCTGCCTGAAGTAGATCTCAAAAGACCCCTGCAATTCATCGATTCTGGTAGTTGGATGCTTAATTTGGCATTAACGAATCAAGTAGATCAGGGTTATCCAATCGGTAGAGTGATCAATCCAATCGGTGATTTCTCTACCGGAAAAACCCTACTTGCCTGTGAAGCGGTTAATTCGGTGTGGTACATTGAGCATCTTCTTAAAGGAAAACGTGTTAAAATTTACTATGATGAACCAGAACATGCTTTCGATTATCGATTAGCAGCAAAATTCAACATTCCATTGGATAAGATCTATGGATTGCGTGAAGATTTAACAGGCTACAAGCGCACCAAAGGCGAAAAGCCATTCACTCGATCAAAAACAGTTGAAAATCTATACAATAATATAGATCTCATTAATCAAAAGGATAAGGATTATGATATTGTCCTTTATATCCTTGATTCACTCGATACATTGAGAGATGCAAGAGAAATCAAACATATCGAGAAAAAAGGAATTGAAAAACAAGATATGGGAGGGGGCAAAGCAAGAGTCCTCTCTCAATTATTCCGTAATTCAATTGACAAAGTACACAATTCAAATATCCTCTTATTCATCCTA